GGGCGCTGCAAAAGTCAAGGTCAGGGGAGACCTTGGGTTCTAGCCCACCTGCACGGTATGCATCGCATACTGCTCCGGGGTTGCCTGTCCAAACAACCGCATCGTCACCCATCACGATGGCTGCCCCCACCACGGGGCACGCCTCCAATAGGACGAGGTGGATGCGGGAGTTACCACAAGTGGTATCTCCATCCCCAGATGAGACCTGAGCGATGCGGGAGAACAAGATGCCGTTTCTTGTGCTTCCCACTCGCTCACCATCTCTACCGGCAAGGGCGGCAAGGCAGTCCCGAGGGGCCCCGCACGCCTTGTACTCGTCATAAAGACAAGCCATGGGTGCCGGGCCGACCGTCCTGTCGAACCTTTTGCAGTCGAAAGCGTACCATTTTCCAGCACCAGCTTCGCCGCTAACCGCAATGCGGTCAAAAGCCTGTCCAATGTCCTCCGAAGAGCACCCCCCCCCGTAGACATAAAGACTATCGGTGGGGTAGACCGTCCTGAGTGCCTTGCCATAGGCCCAGGTGAAGCGGCCGGTCGCAACCTTAATGGCTACAGACCGACCTTGGATGATGCGTGGTACAGGGTCCACTTTCGTAGGTGTGGTGGCTATCTTGCTCACAGCCAATTCACGCTTAACGAATGCTTGCATGAGTTGGTCGCGCTTGTTGGGAGCCGCAATAGTCGGTGCGGTTTGGATCTTCCCTCGTGCGCGAGTGGGCAAGTGACGGAGCCACACTTCAAGGTCGGGCTCAGCCACAACTGGCATTTTGCGCGCCTTAGGCCACCACAAGGGCCATAGCATTGATTCGCTAGGATCCTGACAGACTACTCTGCTTCGGATCGCAGCACGCTCGTTGCAAGCGCATGACCTAAAGACGGTCACCTCCACACCCTCAACGTACACAGCCCTGTAATACCAAGAAGGTTTCCCATCGGTGCAGGCTAGCCTGCCGTCGGGATTGTGGCCGGGGATTCTAAACTTGGATGATAAAGACACATCCTCGTTTGCACGCAACGCAATCTCGTCCACACACACGTCCAAAGGTCCCACCGTACGGATCATTTCTTGCAACCTGGGCAAGCGGTACTTGACGAAAAAGTTCCATGAACTGTGCACCCAAATGCCAAACATCAAGTTGAGGCGAGAGGCCAGTACATGCATTACAGCCGTAGGAATGTAGTCCAGCGTGCGATGCCTGAAAGCCTCAAGCGCGATGATGGTGTGGGTGCCGTACGGTACGACGCGCTTGAGAGTCTCCTCAAGTGCAGCGTGCCTAATTATGTGCGAGTCACTCATGCAGGTCGACTGAAGAACAGTGCCTGTTTTGAGCGTGCTGCCTTCCAGCAGATTGCGAAACTGTCCCAACTTCCAAAGACCAGCCTTCCAAATCCCTCCAAGCACCGACGCATCAGCACCACCCCACAACTGGTGTAGGGAGCGCTTAAGCGCCCGTAAGCCCCTCGCGAAGCGTGTTAGGAAGAAGGCGATGGATACGGCTGCCATCCCCTGAACCGATGGTGCCAGGCCCTTCAACTCAATCCAAAACCCCATGGCAAGGCGTTTGAGACTCCGAAACAGTAGCAAGCAACGAGTTGCTATGCCAGCTGGTCCTGTAGGTTGAGTGAAGGCCGTGACCAAAGCACCGTTTAGTTCAAGGCAGCCGAACCGGAGCCTGCCTAGCATGGCAAGCTCCTGGTCCTTGTTGTGAGTTAGGGATAGGGTGGCTAGTGTGAATGCCGCCCTCCCCTTAAACTCGTATGGGATTCTCTTATCCTGATCCACCATGATGGTAGCGTGCCTCATCAGGTCACGCAACAGCGCCGGGGTACGTTCCCGTCCCGCTGCACGCGGGTAAAGCTGCTCCACCAATGTTTCGGGCACGGCTGTAACCGGGAGCTTCCACCCAGTCCGGGTAAAAACCCCCGCTGTCAAGCTGAAACCAAGCTCGTTTTGCGGTCCGGGCTCGGCGACTGAAAATACAGTGCCACGCGAGCGGAAGTGGGCTCCTACGAATTCCTTGTCGACTCCAGGTGTGGTCAGCCTGTCAAAAGAGACAGCACTGAGAGCAGCACCTGGAGGGGTTCCGTAGAAGCAGAGAGGCCCATATTGGGCAATTTGTGGCGATGCCACGAGCTTTGCCAATGGCATGACCGTGACCTTGGAAGAGGCCGGGTAACGCACAGTAAGCGAGGCTCGTGAGAAATCTCCGAGATCGACTGACCCATCGGCAGTGCTGACCTCAATTGTGGTGTCCCACTTGAGGCCGGCCATTTCGCCGCTGGATATATAAATCGATGGTAACCATCTGCCAGCTCCAAAGTGCTTGGCGCCAAAGCGCCGCAAGCACTCCCACTCAGCATCAAGTCGAAGCGGACCTACAGGATTAGTGTGCTCCCCAAACAGGGCATTGAGTCTCGATAGTGCACCGTCTTTGCCATCAGAAACTCGTTGGGGTAACACAGGAATGCGTGCAGCAGCCACCGCTGCTGCATGCGCCTTGGTTTTCGGTTTGCCATACCTTGAGCTAGGCGATGCTCTTGGTTTTGGCGAAGTTGAAACCCCTCCTCCTGGGGAGTCCAGTGTTTGTAGCTTGGCAGCAGCCGATGCTGCCTTAGCTGGTTTTGCCACTAGGGTTTTAGGTCCCTCACCTTTGAGTTTAACCACTCCTGGTTTGTTTCGTGAGTCGGTAGGTCTAATTTTCGTGCCCGCACAGTCCTCACGGACCGTGTTGCCCCATCAACCTAGAGGGGCGGGCCTTATTCCCAAGCACGTCCTTATTATCTTATACTGAGCGTACAGTGCCAATAAGCCGTTAGGCTTTCACAGTTTCATGCATTAAGCGTTCTCTGAAGTAGGTATGAGAGATTTCCACGACAGAGCCGTAACCAGAATACATAGTTCAATTTGCTTCCTAGTAGAACTCCTATGATCCGAACAAAGGTCGGATAACTTTTCGTGTCTGCATGGCAGCCACGACACCGCCAATAAGGCGATACCGTTTTCACAGGGTGAGCCGGGTACACCGAAAGTGCACCACTCCCATCTCCAAGTCCACCACCATCCCCTCAGGCAGAACAGCGCAGATTGCTCCTAACTTCACACCATTCAGCAAAACAAGGCAGCCCGTGGTAAACTGCAAAGAGTGGCCTAGTGATACTAGTGTTTGGAGCCAGCGCACGAACTAGCTTCAGTTCAGGTGGATTTATTTCACCCGAGGTCGCACCCGCCGTGGGTGGAGATTCACATAACCCTGCCCGTTT